CAAGGACCGCAGGGCTGACTTCATACTCTTCTTCACGCATTGCGTCCTTCGTGCCTGTAGCAGCTTCTGGAACTACAGCCTGTGCTTCATGTGCAAGGAAGCCATCGACACGGGTGCCAGTTGCGATCCACGCAAAGTTTACTGGGTTCAGTGCTTGGACACGGGCAGATGCGCCTGTCATTGGCTGTACGTCAGTCTTTAGGCGGTAGTCGGAGGAAGTAGCATAAGTGGTAGATGTTGCACCTTGCGATATAGAACCCACGTTTGCTGAACCCACAACAAAATAGTCTGAAATACCACCACTAGACGTGTGATAATGCACACGACCCCGACTATGTGATTTTGTAATCATGCACCATCTTGGTTCAACTACACTCCCAAGAACATTGATAGCATTTTCCCCCCCACTATCAAGGACACTAGGAGTCCCCACCAGCACATTACCACTGCTGTCGATTGTTATAGCTGTGCTTGTAGCGTTATCGTCAATGCCGGTAGATGTAAACGTCGTGAACGTCCCCGCCGCTGGCGTTGTGCCGCCGATTATTGTGCCGTCAATCGTGCCGCTGTTAATATCAACGCTATTAAATTGAAAATTGCCGTCGTCCCCCAATGTCGCGCGTGTTGTGCCTTCGTCGGTCTTAAATGCAATTCCTGCGCTATCGACAGCCTGAAAAACAGACGACCGAACTTCCCACTCGTTAGTGGCCTGATCAAGTTTCGCGAACGTAATCCAAGCGTCATTTGCATCATTTCGAAACTTCAGCAGGTTGTTGGTTGTATCGTTCCACATCTGCCCTGCGTAGGTCGTGCTAGGTTCCGACGTTCCCGCCGAACTTGATGCCAAAGCCGCCAGAGCATTGTTTAAGTCTGCCCTAGTGGCTGGAAAGCCTTGGTTAGCGATGTTAAAATCGTGTTGAGACATTATGTCAATTCCTTTCCGTAACCGCGCGCCACGTAATCCAGCGTGACCGGGTTTGTGCTTGTTGTGCCGCCGTTCAAAACGTCAATTGTGAAACCTGTGCGGGTCTTGTTCGATATTACGTACCGCTCCCCATCCGCCAAATTAGCCAAGGAAAGCCCCAACGCGGGCGCAGCTTTAAAGGCCGTCGGGAATGTGACGACTTTGCTGCCAGTGATGGTGATGTCTTGCTGCGTTTCCGTGCGTTCGGGCATGTCAATTTCCGCCGATAATTCTCTGACTGCTGGTGTAGCAGAAGTCGAACGGCTTGTCATTACCACCCTGAACTCCATCGCCCTTGCCGATATATCCGCGACAATAAAGTTTTGCCAATCTGACCACGAAGGCGCCCCCGCCGGGTCGTCGTCCGTGTGCCGCAATTCAATCGATGCGGACGTTGTGTCGAATTGGTCCGGGTCGCCATCAAAATCGCCCTCGCGCTCGTCGAAGTCCCCGGTGGCGCTGTCAAAATCATTGACATAATCAAGGTAATCGACCTTGAACGTGGGTTTAATCCTGCTTGTGTATTTCTCCCCCAAGTCGATTGAATTGGAAAAGTAATAAATCCCAGACGGTACGACGTCGCCAGATCCGCCATCTAACAAGCCAAGCGCGTCGTCGAAATCCCCGGTTGCGCTGTCAAATTGCGCTGCGGTATCAAGCGCCAGATAATTGCCTTCATCATCTGTAAGCACGACGACGCTTGATCTGACGCCGGAAAAGCTCGGATGCTCGGTTAGCGTTGCGATGGCGTTGAAGTCCTCAACATTATTTGAATCGACCAGCACGACAAAGCTTGCCGGACTGGCCGAAAGGCCGCCCAACTTATCAACCGCCTTGATGAAATATGTTCCGGTTTGAGCGGGCACAACGACTGAATCACCTGGCCGCGCAACCTTGCTTACCAGGTCAATCGCGTTTGAATACGTCGCGCCGCTGGTCTCCGATGAAAATCGAACTTTGTAATATGACAGATCCAGATCGGGCACTGGCGACCAGGACAAGTGCAGCGAATTGCCGACGACATTGCCGGAAAAGTTTGTCACGTTAGCCGGTGGCGGCGCTAATCCTTCGACGCTGTATGCGATGCGCGTTGCCCATGCGCCGCGCAATCCAAAACTATTTACCGCTCGCGCGCGGAAATCATAAAGCCCATCGACGATGTTGTTTATTTCAAACGTTCCTAGATTGCCCTGACCCGCTTCGATCCAAGTCGCATCTGCCGATCTTTTGAACTCAACCTGCACATAGTCGATCAGCGCGGGCAACGACGACGTTAGTGACAAAATTGCAACGTTTGCGGCGTTTTCGTTATAGACGCGCAATTCGTCCGAAATTGACAAGCCCAGGTCTGGGACCGTTGTATAACTTAAAAGGTTGGTATTGTTTGCCGTGATTTGGCTTTCTTCGGCGTTCCAACTAAATGCGGCTGCCGATGTTTCGCGCAAGGATAAACGAACCCGCAGATCGCCTGCGTCTTGATCCGTAGAAAACCGCCAGCCGACAACCTCGAACTCCTTTTCATCAAAGCCATATCGCTCATTTGTAAATGCGATGATGTCGCCCGCCTCAACACCAAACGCTTCAAGCCCGAAATCAGCATCAAGCGTCATTTGTTCGCGCCCGCGAAACAATGTCAGCTTAGCTATTCGCTGCGCTGTGGCTGCGGATGTCGTAAACGGCAACGGCAGATCGAGCGCAACTTCCTCGCCGCCGTCCTCTGTTTTGAATGCCGTGCTTACAGTTTGCGGGTAATCGGTCGTGATGTAATCTTGGGCGGCATTGTTGAACGTGCCGCGCACCGCGTTGAAGTTTTCCCGCATTGATACGCGCGTCTGCAGATTTATAGGCCCTCGCAAATCATCAAGTGTCAGCGTTTTGACCGGCGCGCTATATGCGCCCACCTTTAGCTTCCAATAACCCGTGCCGCGAAACAACGTGCCAGCACAAGCCGTCATTTGCTGGCCTAACACCTGGCCAATGCTTGACCCTGATTTTACGATGCCGTTTATTGTGTATCGTTTTTCGGAGCCGCCGCCGGAAAGTGAAATGCTTTCGTCTGACTCATTGGCAGCCGCCGCGAATGAAACATCGTCAATCGTTTGATCGTTTAAGCCGTAATCGCTTGTTATGAAATCACGCACACACAAGGCCGCGTTGTTGCTGTATGCCGTCGATCCGGTTCTAGGGTCATAAACCTTTTTCCCGCGCACAAGCGCTGTAATCAATGGCACGCCATTGGCGAAAACGTCCTGATCGAATGCGTACCGAATATAAAGGTAAGCAACACCGCGACCAATGACAGACGAATTTGCGGACGTTTCTGCGACAAGCGCGCTGTCTGCGGATGTTTGGTTACCTAAGTGTGTTCTGATCCGAATTTTTGGGCCGTCGTCGTTTGTCCACCTTGGCGTCGTGACAACGTTTTCTAAAACACTATCTACTGATTTCAAATTTATTTGACCGGTGTAATAAGTCTCCCCTGCATCAAGTGTACCCCCAAGGGCAAGGAATTGTTCTTGGCTAAGAGTAGAACCGTTGCTGTAGTTTTGTGTAGAAGTAAGCGCTGCAAATTTATTTCGAGGTCCAAGGCCGCCCTGCGTCGCTGTAACATAAGTTACAGCATAACTATAAACCACAGACTGTCCGATTGTCACGATCTCGTCGTTTATGTAAATGCTGACGACGGCATCGATTTCGTGATATGCCAGCACGACGATCTGATGCAGGTATTTATTGCTTTCGCCGGTTTCCTCGTAAAACGTGACCGGGCCGCCTTTGCGAACTTCGCCGTAAACAAATTCAGCAGATGCCGCTGGCGCGCGAGCGTTGACCAGAATGCCGCGCGACTCAAAGCTTGCATCAGCGCTTTCGCCAGCCACGCCGCCAAATGCGCCGTAGTCCGGCTTGGGCGCAAGTGCAGACATGGCCCAAGATGTCACCGCCGTTGTCGCCACATAGCCGACTACAGCCGTCACTGTGGCCGTCGCCGTAACGCCAATGGCTCCCAGTATCGCCCCGCCAATCGTCACTGGGTCACGCGGCACGTTTTCCCAGTCATTAGGATTTCGCATCACGTTATATGGTCCGCTGCGCTTCATTGTTTAATCCATCCCGCGTCGATGTCGTCCAGTGGCAAGTGTAGCACGCCAACCTTGTCTAAAAAAACAGCTTTTGTGCCGGTGCAGATCCCCAAGGCCACGCCAGTAACCCACCGCCGCGCACGCTTCGTTGTTACCAATGCGCCAAGCGGGGGCACGTGATGCACGCGGCGCAGCTTTAAATCAACGGCGCGATTGAATACTGAATGGCCAAATTCTGCTTTTAGTTCGCGTTTATTCAAAACCCGCGCGCCGTCCATATACCGACCAAGCCAATCATCCGCCCAGCCTTCGCCGTACATCTCGCGAAAGGCGTCATTCGTAAACGTCAAGCAATCATGCACGCCCCACGCAAACGGCTTGCCCTTGATCGACTTCAAGTAATCATTCAGGATTTCGCGCGGCCCCATGATATTTCCTTGTTTTGCAAATCTGCAACATATGAAAAGAACGTATCGCCAGGATTGCGCGACTTGTGGTTTGCGTCTGTATAGCGCCAGTTGGACGAACTGCCCAATCTGACAAGCTTGCTTTCGACGCTTAGCGATATGGTGGACGCTTCGCCGCTGTCGTCAATCGTCATTGTGTTCATCAGGCCGCCGAAAATTTCAACGACGTCGGTTGTGTCCGTGGTGCCAAAGTAAACATTGCACGCGCGCCGTTGGTACGGCTCTTGCAGCGCAAGCGACACCACCGAAGCCGGGACGCCTGAAAGCTGCAATGTGATGTTTTTAGCCGCAAGGTCTGTGACTTCATCAATGCCGCTAATGCTTAAAAGAACGCCGGTGCCAAGGTAGGTGTTGCCGCCGATTGTTCGATCTCCGTAGCCTGTCCAAAACCTAAGCGGCGCCGAATCGAAAATCATTTCTACAGCGTGGAATGGGTAAACAGTCGGTTGCCCAAGTGCTGTTAAAAGAGGGGCAGGGACGTTGCGGGTCATATCGCCTCCGTCGCACTAAAGCTCAAACCGAAAACTGCAAGGTTATTTACGCTCCAAGCCTGGTCATTTGTTGCCAGCCTGAAAACGCCCTGCGGCTCTTGTACGGTCACGGCAGCGTTGTCCGCGATGCTGGTGCGAACATTCGGCCAAACGTCCACTGTGGCCGCCCCTGTGCCGTCTGTGTCGACGTCTGAAAGCACCTTGAACAATTGGCGACTTGCGGACGTGCCGACGTGCAGATAATCGCCCGCCTTTAAATAACCCGTTTGGCTTGCCGGGGCATCATCGATTGCAAGCGTGTCACCCGACGACGTTGCGCCATTAATCAAAATGGTGTCAGCATCGCGCGCCGATCCCATGGGAAATTGCGCAAGCTGGTCGCCCATGTAAAACGTGCCTTCCAAACCTTTGAGCGACACCAGCCAAGCAACCCATTTTTCAGCGTCGGTGCGCTTCATTGGCGGTAACGTTACATCAATCGACCACATTTTGCCCGGGTAAACATGCGCCTGCCCTGCAAATGTAAATTGGCTGCGCCCATATGCTACCACGTTGATTGCACGCAGATCGACTTGCGCCATTCGCGTGTGCGTCGGCAACGATAAAGGATAAGAAACAGCCATCAGCCAAACCCCCGGCCATAAGATCCGCCGCGCAGTTTTTCGTCAAGCACGGCTTGCTTGGTCGCCTCGACCATTCGCGGCAACAGAGAACTAACCTCGGCACGGGTGACGCCACTGCCAAAAGTGTTGTTTTGAATAACCGTCACGCCTTCGCCGCGCGGACCAGACGTCGCGTTGTTTGTTTGCGCTGCGCTTAGAACGCGGCCATTCACTTTTGGCACAAACAATTCCCGGCCATGTTCGCCCGTCATGTATTGCTGACCGGCTGTGACGGGGCCGCCAGACGCCATTGGCCGCATCACTGGGCGAAGGCTTGTTGTGGGCGCATTAAGCCCAAGCGCGCCCGTAATTCCAGACACAAGGCGCTGCACAACAAGGATACGAAATAGTTCCTTGATAACGCTTGACGCCATCGCCTTGACGTTATCCTCGACCGATCCGCTCATATTCATAAATGCTGTTTCTAAACTGCGCGTTACTGAATCGCCAATGCTGGAAAGTTCTTGCACGTTTACGCCCATTCTTGAAAAAACCGGCGACGCATCAATCAACGATTGAACCATTTGATCGGCAGTTTGCGCGACCTCTTTTGTCGCCTTCTTGGCCGCCTTAACCGGGTTCAAAATCTTAGATGCAGACATTGCCGCGCTTTCCCACTTCGCGCCCAAATCATTCACCAGCAAAACCGTCTCTTCGTTTAGATCGTTAAGGTCGATGCCTTGCTGAATTGCTGCATTGTTTAGTAGGTTCTTTTCATACGCGCCGCGCTGCTCTGCAATTCTATAACGCTCGGCAGCCTCGGCGGTCATTGCCTGAACTTTTGCAAGCTCAGTATTGGCCGCGATTTCAGATTGTATATTCGCAACCGATGTTGTGATTGCAGTTTCGGCAGCTTGTTGCCGTTGCCGCCCCTCGACCGCTAGGGCCAAGGCTTCTTCGGCGTTTTTAAGTTCCGTCGCGGCAGATTTCGCTTGGTCACTTTCGGCGGTATATTTTGCAGTATTTGCAGCCAATGCCGATTGCGCTTGGCCAACGCGGGCAAGTTCTTGTTCTAACCCTTTGTATTGGTCGGCCAAGTCTCTCAGTCCATCAGCGTCAAGCAACGGCATCCCACCAGCTGACCCGCCTTGAAATCCAAAGTTGCTGATTGCCGTCGAAATCGCCGCAATGCCTTCAGCCGCACCCACAAGCAACGGTGCAAGGCTAATCAGTGCTGAACTTAGGTTCGCGCTAATTACCCGCGACATAAGGTCAAGCTGCGTTTGCGCTTCCTCTGCTTCGCGAACCAAGGCTTCATCGATCACGATGCCCAAATCGCGCGCCTCTTGACGCATCTGCGCCATACCCTCGGAGCCTTCGCGAAAAAGGTTTAGCAACGGCGCGCCACTGCGCCCGAAAAGCTGCGTCGCCAGCGCGGTGCGTTCCATCGGGCTTTCTACTTTGTTGACCGCATCGGCAATTTTATCCATCGCGCCATCTAGGCCCAGGCCGATCAGATTATCGGCTGACAAGTTAAGCTGTTCGAGCGCCATCTTTGCCGTGCCAATCCCGATCGATGCCTCCGCCAAGTTCTTGCCCAGCTTTTCGATGCTGTTATCAAGCACCGATTGTTCCACACCCGCGCTTTCCGCAACCGCGCGAAGCTCTTGCAATTGGTCGGTTGTAACGCCAATTCGGTCTGCGGTTTTGCCTATATCATCAAGCGTCGTGACCACGTTTTGCAGTGCGCCCACAAGCGCCCGCGCAGATAGCGCAGCGACCAAAGGCCCAATCGCGCGGCCAAGTGCTGCAAATGACGCGCTTGTACTGCTTAGGTTTTTTTGTGATTTCTTGGCGAAACTTGCAACGCGCCTTTCGCTGCGGTCCATCGCCTTCGTGAACTCTTTATCCCGGGCCGCCAATATGATGTTTAGCTGCTCTGCATTAACCGCCATCGACCTGCCTCACTAAATCCCGATACTGTTGCGCCGTCATGGCTTCTGCCCCTGGCTTCTGTGGTGAGTGTGCATCATTCCACCCCTCAAACACAAGCCACGCATCTTTGGGTATCATATCACGTATTTGTTCTGGTTTTAAACCCGCAACAATGCCGTTTTTAATCATGCCCCGAACGTTCAATCGGCTTGGGGCTGGTCCTGTTCCTTTTTTTTTAACTCGGCTTCCTCGGCAGCATCCGGCATAAACGCAACGCCAAGCACCGCTTGTCCAATGGCATAAAAGCGCATCAAGCAATCCGGGCCAGCGTTCTTTATCACCGCATCGGCTTCGTGATCTTTCATGCCGCCGCCGACCAAAGCCAGCGCCAGCAAGTCGCGCACTTCTGTGCTTTTCGGCTTTGTGCCGCGCTCGAAGAAACCTTCCCAGATTTCGAATATTCCGCGATGCTTATCTTCGAAACGCTCGATTTCACGATTGCGCAAAACAAACGTGTAAGAGGCGTCGCCGATATACTCGACGACACCCCCACGCGGCGATTCAGCCGTGATGCCCATCAGGCCGCCGTGAATGTAATGGCGCCGGTGCTTTCGAGCGCAACGGAATAAGTCACGCCGCCTTCAGTTTCGCCGCCAAATTCAAGCGACGTAATGCGAAACGCGCCCGCATACGTGCCAAAGTCTGGAATGACGATTTCAAAGTTCGTGCTGTTGTCGCTGGCCATCGCCACGGTGTTCATGCGCGCTTCTGTTGTGCTGTCCTCGAAAAAGCCATCGCCAGAGACGGACGCGTTTTTGAGACCTGCGAGCGTTTCGGTGTAAAGCGCGCCTTCGGGCGTTGTGCAATCGGGCGTAGTGACGTCGATGCTTGAATTGTTCAAAGTGAATGACTTGGAATTCAAGCCGCATAGATTGCTTAGTGTGCCAGCGCCGTCGTCAATCTTGACCAGCAAGGCGCGCCCAAGTTGTTTAGCCATTTTCGGCCTCCATTAGTCGGATCAGATCAGTCATC